CCGCCTCGCATCTTCTTAGGCATTGCTTTAGGCTTGGCCGCCATACCGCCGCCTCGCATCTTCTTAGGCATTTTTCTGTTCGTTCCCGGCATCGCATAGTCTCCTGTAAAGTTCTTGACGTTCGTCCCAAAGATGAGCCGTCTCGGGGTTGCTTAGGTAATTCTCATAATACCCTTTTTTCTTTAATGTTTCTGCGGATATTTCCAGTTTTGAAAGCCTTTGAACAAATGTTATGGCATATATCGCATCCGTTACCGGCTCAAACGATTGATCAAAAACTTCTCCGTCTTGATCATCATCCGGGTGAAATCCCATGGCCCACAAATCTTTTTGAATAAAAATACCCATAGAGATAGCCTCGTTTAAAGCTCCTATGTAGTGGTGGAACTGTTCCGGGTCTTCTTCGTATTGAAGGTGGACGCAACACACAATGTCATATGTGTCATCAAACTGAGACAACGCGGTGTACAGTGTTTGGTTTTCTTTCTGATAACTAAACGTGAAACCGACTTTGTCGTTTAACCATGCGCTTTTTGCGTAAGGGCAGGCAGGCAAATCGTTAAAAAAGGGGTTTGGAACTTCCAAAGCATATTCAGACCAGCCTTGAATTTCCTCCATTATTTGACGTTCTATGTCCATTTCTAGGCATACCTAGTCCGTTTTCTTCGATTAGATAAGACCGCGCCACAACCTTTGTGATTTTTGCGTATTTCCCCGCCCCTAGCCGCCATTTTGACCTTGGCGGCTTTAGTATTTGCAACAACTTGCTGTCCTTCGGATCCGGCTTTTTTCTTTTTACGCGCCGTAGCAGCACGTTCCGATTTGCTAAGACTTTCCGCTTTGGAGCGCGGTAGACAGCGATCCGGATTGCTTTTATTTTTAGATGTACCACATTCCCCAGCAATGTTGCCACTACTGTCAATACGAACCCATTTTTGGTCACGCCATTTGGCTAATTCACCCATCAAGCTTTGCCTTTTGCTTTTTTGGCGTAATTCGGGTCTTTGCAATATTTACTGGCGGCCATGTTGGCATACGCAGAAGGATATGTGTCAAAAGTTCGCTTTGCCCATGCTTTGCCCGCAGGACAAATCTTACTTCCTTTACTTTTTTTAGACGCGGCCCCGCCTTTTCGCATGTAGGTGACTTGAACTTTAGCCTTATCCGGCCCTGTTTTTACCCTAGATCCACAACCGCCCATTTTAACTCCAGATTTTAGCCGCAAAAGGAGAAACAATAATTAAAATAGCCAAACCCCAGATTTTAATATCTAGCTTGCTTAAAGAGTCCGAGTTTTTTGATATGAACTCTTTTTGATCTTCTAATCGCTCTTCAATGCGGGCGTAGCGCAAATTGCATTCGGCTTCGTGCTTCTCTAACTTAGCAATAAGCTGTTGGATTTCCATGGTTACCACGCTTTACACGACCAATAACGGGCCGTGAACTTGTCCTTTGCCGTGTCACAGTTGTGTCGTGCCCTAAAATTGCTTCTACGACTTGGTTGTGACTTTTTAATTGACATGTTGGGGTCGCCAAAGCGCACCAGCTTAACTTCCGTGCCCTTTTTAGCCAAAACAGCACTTTTTTTAGACTTTCCGGGCGTTTTTTTTGGCTTGTTGTACCCCGCAAAAGTCTCCCCTCGGTAACTTAAACGACCCGAAGGGAGCCTTTTTACAGACTTGGTGGTAGCCATTAACTATGAAATACCGTCAAAGCGGTGATATTAGTCAGAGTTCCAATATAAATATCGGACACTCTTATTCCTTCGTCTGGAATGTTGACCGAGTGTGTTTCGCTCGCAGAAAAGTCTAAGTCCAACACGGTACTGCCCCCGTTGCCGTCTGTGACGGTTAAACGTGGCGTACCCGAGGCGGTTAAAACTTGAATCTGACGAATACGAGCAGGCCCTACACCAGCAGAGCCTGTCCCGGTCAGACGTTTTGATTTTACGTCTGAATTAGCCATGGCTTTCTCCCGTTAGGATGCGTCAGAAGTGCTGGAAATTCCAAAAAACTTCAAAGCAATAACTGTGTCGCCGCCGGGGTCACCCGAAACAACAAGCTCAACCTCATCCGCTGTGCCTGTGGCGGCGGTAGTTGTTCCACCGGACATACCAAGAACACCGTTACATGGGAAAAACCCTTTAAAACCGGTGGAATTTACAGCGGCGGAGATACCGTCAACAAAACCGTCCGTATCGGCGTCTGTGCCAATATCTTGAAGGTTTACGGCGTTTGCGGCGGCTGTGGTTACAGCAATCGTGACGCCCATAGGAATAAAATTATCTGGGATGCCAATCGCAGATTCTTTGCCCGTGGTGGCACCATCAGCTACCGTAATTGTCGTTTCATAAGTAGAAAGCGTCATCGTGCTGGTTACAGCGCCGGTAGTAGAGTTTTTGGTAATGTCTGAGAAACCGTTTTCAGAACGGACGGGACCGTTAAAAGTAGTATTAGCCATGAGGTTCTCCTGTCGTGGCCAGTGTCAGCCTCAGTATAAGGCTGTCAGGAAAAATTTATATTAACATAAATGTTCCACGTGGAACAAAAAAGCCGCCCGAAGGCGGCTTCCGTTTTTAAGCTCCGGGGGAGCCAAAGACACAACGCCAATCAGAAACGCCGAAACTGTAACGCTCACGCGCCTTAAAGCGCATGTTGCCAGTGTCGAAGTCACCTTCCATAGCAGTCTTAATGGGGCTACGGTTAAACAACTTAAAGCCGTTAGGAGCGTCAGTCTTGAGGAAAAACGCATCCGTATCGGTCAAAAAGTGGTTTACAACAGCGCCATCCGGGATCATACCCATAGACTTCATTGCGTTGGTGTCGTTGTCAGCCGTACCCGGACGGAGGTTAGAGTTAATAACTCTTTCTGCAATAAATTGCAGTTCCTTCGGGATAATCAGCTTCATGCCACGTACCGCAATCTTCAAACCACGCTCATCGGTGAAACCCGCGATATCAATCAGCATCTGCTCAAGCGAAGTCTCGTTGAGATCCGCAGCTACAGACAGTTGATTACGCTGGTTGCCAGACAAAGAAGGGTGGGCAGAAGAACACAGAGCAGCGCCATCACCCACTGGAGAACCAGTGCTGAACGCATTGTTCAGGATGGAAGCGGCTTTGATCTGCTTGGTTTGTGACATAGATCGTGCCAAAGCACGGGTGTAGCGAGAAGCAAGACGATCATAAAGATTGTCTTCGATAGCCTCTTCAGTGATGCTGAAGGCCAGAGCGATGGTTTCGTGAGTATAACGAGCAGTAAAAGTCTCCTGCGCGTCATCAAACGAAATAGAACCACCTTCTGATTTAACCGGCGCAGTGCCGAAACCAGACAGCATTACTTCTTCTTCAAAAGCACGGTCTGAAGATTCTTCGTCGAAGATCTCAGAATGCTCTTTTTCGTAGCGATCATACTCAAGGCCGAAGAGAGCGTTCAGTCCGGGCTCAAGCTCCTTCGCCAGTTGTGCGCGAGAAATAGCCATTACTTAATCTCCCTTAAATACCAGTTGAGTCAGCGGTTGTTTGAGAAGCAAACGCCCGCGTGGCTGCGTTGAAATGTGCGTTCAATCGAACAAGAAGATGAGCACCCGCTGACGCATAATCATTGTTAGCGTCATCATCAACCAAACCTACAATACGCAAAGGTAGCGTTGCAGTGGTGGCAATAGTGCTTACGCCTAGTTGAGAGTTAGACTTGCCTGTATCGGTAGAACCGGTACGAGCAGAAGTTCCCAAACTAGCATTAGCAAAAACAGCCGCCAAGGCAGTGGCTCGGTCAGTGAGGGTGGCATCCGCCGCTACGACGAACAGTTGGTTGGGGTTATCAGCCACAAGAGCTTTTACCGGGTAGTTGGTGTCTACCGACACGCTACCTGATCCGGGCCAGTAGTTAAGCCATACAGGCTTCTTCTGGGTGGAATCGTGGTATTGAACCCCGACGAGAACACCAAGGGCTTGCGTTGTGCCGCCATTGGTGGCTCCAGCTTGGTCGATTACGCCTGCGGCAAGAGGAACAACAATTGAACCATTAAAAATGGCATTGGTGTTGTTACTGGCAATTTCATACTCAGTAACCCCGGTGCTATTAACACCGCTTCCTACTAGACCAACAGGACGAAGACCAAAGGCAGTTTCTTGATTTGCCATGAGATAGTTTCTCCGTTCTGTGCGGCCCTATTTTTTGGGGCCGCCAAAAGTTACACGACTCTGACGCTCGGATTTCCCGATTGTCATCGTTGGATGAGCGTTTTCTCGCAACATATCACTTTCAACAGCTTCCATTTGATCCGCGTTTCGTTGAGTAAAGTACTCAGCGCGTTCTTGAACTGTCTCAAGCGGTATGCGAGCGAGCATTAATCCACCCACACCAAACACACCTTCATATTTACCTGAGTCGATTACCGGCGCTTCAAACTCGGGGTATTCGTCTTGCCGTACTAGCTCATAGCCTTCCCGCAACCTTGCAGAAATGTTTTTCGTGTCGTCAAAACCACGCACTTCTGCACGAATCCACCGATGTTTATAGCCCTCCGGAGCAGGCGGTGCATCTAGCATAGACGGGGGAGCCCAAGGCTTACGCCGTCCCTGTTTCTCCCTTGTCGCTGCTTCACGTGAGGAGCGTTTAATGCCCTCAAAGCTTTTCTTCTCTTCGGACATGGTATTACTCCTTAACGTATTTCGCGTATTCTTCAAGCGGCACTCCCAACTTTTTAGCAATTGCTACTTGGGTCGGGGAGAGTTTGACCCTTTTACTGCGCCCAGATGAACGAGAGACGCCAGCCACCGTTTGAGCGGGTTTGCGGCTAACGGATTGTCCTTCTCCAAATTTATGCGGAAACTCCCGCTTAATTCTAGAATCAAGCTCATTATAGTAGTCATCACTTGTGGGATCAAATCCTTCATCTTCAATAAGTCTTTTATGAATCCCAAAAGCAGCAAAAGTCATTGCTTCATCTTGACCAAACCATGAGTTTCGACCGGCCCAGTTTTCTGCCTTTCCGTCCGGTTTAATTTCTTGTTGAACCTGTTGCTGTTGTTGTGCGGCTTGTGCGGCCTGTTGTTGGTAGTACTGCTGGGCTTGCGCGTTTTGCTGGGCTTGTCGTTGCGCGGTAGAGTAATTATTTACAGCTACAGACAAGTTGGTCAGGTCTTTTTGAGCACTGACGGTGGCATCCGCATCGCCCAATTCCACGGCACGGCGGAGTTTTTCTTCCGCTTGTTGTTGTTGCAACGCCAAACGCCCACCATATTCGGACATGTAGCCTTGGTCTAAATTCTCCATCCTTTGTCGGATTTGAGTGGATTCTGCTTGAACGTTTTTGGCGTAAACTAACGCCTCCTCGCGCTCTCTTTCCGCATCCCGCATTTTCTTTGTTAGGCGATTAATGCGTTTTTGAACAGATTCACTGTACTGTTCTATTTCTTGTTCTTCGGGTTCGGAGGCTGGCGCAGAAGATTCTTCTGCTTCAACCTCAACTTCTGTTTCTTGAGCATCACCTACATCTAACTCAAATTGAGCTTCTTCCGCAGCATTAGCCATGCTGATTACCTCCTTAAAGACTCAGAATATCTTCTGGGTTATCTATGGTTGCTAAAATTTCATCATCGTTCAAAATTCGGCATTCTCCGCCGTCAATACGGAACCTAGATCCCGCATATCGGGCAAAAACTACCCAATCTTTTTCCTGACACCACGCTCCTTCGGGAAACTTTTCGGCGTCTCTGTAACAAAGAGGACCTTGCTTTATCACATATCCAACTACTGTTTGGATTTGTGTGTCGTCTAACACTTTGTTAGGAATATAGATGCCTCCGTCCGTGGTTTCTTTTCCACGATACGGGAGAATTAACATTCTCCACCCGGTTGGTTGCGGCATACGAGACAAAAGACTTGTGTCCATAGAAGTTGGATCAAGTACTTTTGGTTGAGGTGCTTTATATAAAGCTTTTACGCCTTCTGCGGCGGCTTCAAGATCGACTTTTTCAGCCAAATCAGTCATTGGATAGCTCCTGTTGTTCTAGCAGGCCCGAGAGTTCCTGTGCAATAAAGTTAAGTGCCGATAGCTCGCCCATTAGGTTTTGATAATGCTCCATCGACTTTACGTGGTTGTTTTCTAACAACTCTAAAATTTGAACACGGCGATCTTTTATGGCTCGTTGAATAAACTGAGCTAAGTATAAAGAATCCACATGCGCTCCATCTTAGAATATCTTATCTATATAACACGACAATCTAAGAGAGGCAACTAATATGTCCACATCACGGGGCTGGTGGTACGAATATCAACGTGAACAAACGTTTTTGCCACGCCTATGCCGTTAAAGCCTAGCTTCAAAGCTTCTTCTACAATCTTTCGACGTTCTATGCCATTGTCTGCATGAATGTCCGCCGCGATGCCCTGCGCGTGTGTTCCCGGCTTAATTTTGGCTTTTTCTATGGTATGGCTTGGGGATCTGTACCCCGAAGTTATGTGAAACGGAAAGTCACACGCTTCGCGAAGTTCGTCTAATTTGCTAACAAGCTGCGAAGATATTTCATTTTCTCCCGTTTCTTGACAAGCAAACTCTTCTTTCTTGAAATATTTGTAGCTCATTCTTTTTTGCCAAGAAACAACCCGAACGCGCCCGTGAGAGCGCCTGTCATAACCGAAACCAATGCCGCTTGCTCTGGATTTGGATCGGGCAGTCCCATAAACCACTCAACTGTTCGGTAGGTCATTGCAATCATGGCAAACATTAACAATCTGGGAATAATCCGCCACGCGTTCAACTGCTCCGGGGTCATTGTTTCCTAAGCTTCATGAGCTTGTCAGCACCACGGATTCCAAATGACGCAGATACTGCAAGAAACAATAAATACTGATACCAATCTGGCAAAGTATCCAAAGCAGCAAAACTGTTGTGAACCCTGTCAACAATAGTAGGGTCATCAACGACGATACTCCAACCAAGAGAAAACAACGGCACCGCAAGAACAATTGTCCAAAACTCATCTTTCCAGCTTGCCGCAGAAGCATCAGCCATCTTGGATTCCCAATCGGCGTCGTTCTGAATAACCTGTAATTTTGCTTGGTGCTTTGCCTGTGATTGCTCATGCTTGTTGTTGAGGTAACCTCCAACCAAACTGGTTATCGGAGAAATGAGTGCTTGCCAAGCCATTAGAACATTGAAGCCGGGGCTTGTGGGGCGTCTATTTCTGGACTGCTAACATAAGACGCTGTTTCGGGGGCCTGTCCCGTTGCCATGTTAGTGCCCGGAGCGGCCATACGACCAGCGCCGCCGCCAGATGGGCCTTGGAGTCCAGATGGGCCTTGGAGTATTGGTTGTTGAGGCGGCGTAGTACCCGTCATTGGTTGCATGTTAAACGGCAAAATTTGCGGATTCATAAACTGTCTTAGAGGGCTGTTGAAGCTTCCGCCAAAAGGATTGGGCGCTTGGTTAAAACCACCAAACCCGCCGCCAAACTGATTAAATTGTTGCTGTGGCATCATCTGGGGCTGAAACCTTTGTCCACCAAACCCGCCACCGTAAGGATTAAACTGTTGCTGTGGCATCATCGGGGGCTGAAACCTCTGTCCACCAAAGCCACCACCGTAAGGATTAGACTGTTGCTGTGGCCTCATCGGAGGCTGAAACCTCTGTCCGCCAAAACCACCACCGTAAGGATTAAACTGTTGCTGTGGCCTCATCGGAGGCTGAAACCTCTGTCCGCCAAAGCCACCGCCATACGAAGGTTGTTGGTTAAATTGTTGGTTAAATTGTTGGAAACGATTCATGCCCATGTCGTATTGTTCTGGGCTTAATTGGGCTAACTGGCTAAAAAACCCTCCAATCCCTCCTGTGCCATAGGGGTTTCTGGGAGGGACTCCACCGCCAAAGCCGCCACCGTAAGGATTAAATTGTTGTTGCGGTCTTATAGAGTTTCCAAAAGGCGACAACGAGGGCGGGGGTCGAAACGTAGGAGGTTGTCCGGGACCTTGACCCCCAAAGAAACCCGTATCATCTGGGATGAGACCATCCAAGAAACCGGGCGGTATGGGATCCCCTATCTGAGGCTGACTATTAGGAAGGAAAGTGTCGCCCGTGTCGGGGTTGATTCCCAATGCCCCGGTGGAATTTCCTGTGTTTGCTGTGCGTGGAGGGCCCAAGCTGTCTATTATCGACTGGAAATTTTGGTTTACGGGTCGCTCGGGCTCATAGCCAAGGTCGCTTATGTAGTTCAATTCTTGTGGCGGCACAAACTCCGGCTCGTAGCCAAGGTCGCTCGTATAGTTTACCTGCTGACCTTTAATCCCTCCCGTGCCCGCAAGCCCCGTGCCTGCATATGGATCTTTGTCGGGCTTTTGATAACCCGACATACTGCTATGTATTCCATGTATGGCCGACGCCTCCATGGCGGCAAGTTGCTCCGGAGTCATCATGCTTGGGTCATATCTCATGGTTTTCTCCTAGCAGCTAGTAAAACGTGAACCACGTAACGCGGCACCCATGCCTCGTTTTTTACCCGTGGTTACTTTACCCATTGCAATATCGGGCGTTTTTTCTACCTTTGCCGAAGCGTATGGAATAGAGCCCTGACCATCAATTACCGCCTTGTTTACCGGCTTAGGCGCGTTTGCCGCCGGAGCGCCGTTCACTTTAACTTTCATATCATTGATTCCTGTCAAACTGTTGTTTGAGTAATTCGCGCTCCAACGCCGCATCAATACGTGCCTGCGTTTGCCGTTCTTGACTAGCAAGCCTTTGCTGGAACTCCGTAGCCTTGTTTTGCATACGTTGTTGATCAAGCTGCAACTCGGCTTGATCCAACTGAGAATCCTGCTGGAACTTTTGTTGATCCATTTGAAGCTCTTGTTGCTTCAATTGTATCAAAGGATCCGGCCCTTGTTGACCCTGACCACTTACTTCTGCGGCAATCTGCTTTAGCTTCTGGAACTCTTGTGCGTTGATCTGTGCCACCATGGACTCCAGTTGAAGCTCTAATTCCGGCGTCAAAGCCTGCCCGTTTGTTTGTTGCAACATCTGCGCCATAGCCGTTTCTTGCGATTTTAACTTTACGTGTTCAATAACATGCTTCTGTAAAGCCAAACCTACGGGAGGCAGTTGTTGCAACATGGGCGACGATGCAAACGTTAAGTGTGTGCGAATATGAGCATCATGGTCTTGACCCTCAAATGCTTTCATCTGAACCATATCCATAGAGTCCATATTCTCTTGTGCCGGGTCTTTTGGAATCGGCTCATCAGAAGAAGGTGCTATAAGAAGCTTGTCTATGTCATTGATTCCTAACGCTTCGTACATACGTCGATAGGCTTCGTGAAGGTCGTGAAGCTGTGGCGCTTGCTGGGCCATTTCAAGCTGAGACTGCGCCATTGCAATGCGCTGTGCCTGAGAAAACGTATTCGGATTAGACACTGGAACCACATCTACGCGGTCGTCAAAATCCTCCCGCATAACCGTGCGATCCCCACCAGAAACAGCGTAAGGGTATTCTTGCGGCAAGTACTCCGACATCACTTTGGCTAGAAGCCTAAACTCCTGCTTCATGCTGTAGTGCAGGCGCTTATGCACCGCACTCATGACCCGTGAGCCCTGTTCCAATAACGCTACCGTAGTGCCCACAGGAGCCTGCTGGTTGCCGTCTCCAACCTTCATGTCTGTGATAGTGGCAAACCTACGACCCGCATCCACTACAAAGCTTAGAAGCTGCATCAACGTGCCGTCAGGACCTTTGAAAGGCAAAGGCATCAAAGAATCTCGGATCGCGCCCCCCGGCGCATCTACGTCCCTAAATTCACCCGGCTGTAAAGGTTCGTCATCATCTCGGACCCTAAGCCCTCTAGCTTTAAAACCAGCAGGCAGATTAGAGAGAGTGCCAGCATCAATAAGCTGGCGAAGCGCCGCCGTAGCTGTTCTGGATAGGCCGCCAATAGTGTGGATAAGCCCAAGTCCGTAAAATCCAAACCCCGGAAGAAACTTGTAATGGACGAAATATTGAATCTTTCGTCGCCTTTCGTCGTCCTCTTTATAATTTCGTCTAATGGCAAGTATCTGTCCATTATCCTCACTAAGCGTAACAACGTAAGGAATTTTAATTCCCGTTGGTTCACCATCTTCCCCCATCTCCTCAAAACCGGGCAGATCCAAGTTCACATGGCATTCCAACAATGTGCATTCATAATCCAAATGACTAGGCTCTACGCCATTCAGTTTGTCCATCTCATCAGATACTTGACTTGAATCCGACTGAGACGGCAAAACAGGAATGTCTCGGTAAAACCCCATGACCTGACGAATACGCAAGTCATTCATGGACATCTTCACAACCTGAGTAATGTTCTCACATGAATCAAGGTCCGTGGCCCCATAAGGAACAACAATGTCTATTGCCGGAACAAACTTGCTGACCGCACGATCAATCGCTTCATCAAAATACACTTTCTTAAACGTAGAACCCGCCAAAGGCAAGTAAAACAACATCTGATCAAACTCAGGCGTGTATTCCTCCATCACATTCGTGATGTAGTAGTTCATAAACTCTTTTACACGAAACGCCTGCGCTTCATTAGATTTGGTCTTCTCCCCCACAACATGTGTGCGAACAGGACCCGATGGCGGCAAAAGCTCATTAAAAGCTTGCGCCTGAAATTGCGTGGCCGCCTCCGCCAACAACGGATGCGTTACACCCGTCGCGCCACGAAACGGCATCGTGCGCTCCTCGTAGTTGTACCCCAAAAGATCTAAACCCTTGGAATACGCATCCTCCCACTCGGCCCGAGAAGATTTGTTGGCTTCAAAATCATCTAGTAATCCAGAAGATAACTCGCCCAACGCTCTATCGTCCAACTCCTCTGCCAAGTTAGCAGAGAAATCGCCGCCGCCAAGACCAACCATGGCCAACGGATCAAGGTCAACAATGACGCCACCATCTTCCTGCTCCTCAATTTCAATACCCTCTGGGATAATGTCGTTGACAGAACTAATAAAAGTGCCGGGAGCCGCGACCTCTATGTCAAGCTCCATGCTCGCTTCATCAATTTCCGGACCTGCCGCGCTGTCCATTAAAGACGAAAGAAGTGCTTTATCGTCACCGTTTGCCATAAATAATCCCTAGAGTTTCCGCGTTATTCTATCACGATCCATCCCAAGGGTTCCCATCGTTGCATCGATCTTGCCATTCAAGCTCCTCAAACGAGGAAATGCCGGTGGGCTCATAGTAATCACACATGTCGTAAACGCCATCATTTGTCACATCGCACTGTCTTTGCCACGTGATCATGTCAAACGTAAGGCCCTCGGACCACGGTATATATGTCTCGCACCACTCGGGCGTGCCCACGCCGCCCTGCGCTCCCGTTTCGACAGGAACATGGTCGCGCTTCGTAGTTGGCAAAACTTTGGTTAGCTTTACGTCGCCCTTGCTGTAGCTTTGCATCTGATACAGCTTTGAGTAATTCGTAACATAGACCTTTTCGTTAGGCTCAAGCGTGTACTGCAACCCGTCATCAAACAGTATTACTGTCTGCGCTGTTGCGGCCATCACAACCAAAGCAGCCAAACCTGCGATACACTTTTTCATTCGTTATCTCCTAGTGTATGGGATGTACGCGCCGACGCCGCGCTTAATATCAGATCCATTAAACATGTTTCTCGCAACAGGGGCAAGACTGCCTACGCCGCCGCCTGCGGCTTTTTGCTCGGGAACGCGCACGTTGCCAAAATCATCAAAAACCTCTGAGGTGGGCGGAAATCTTTCGGCAAAACGGATATTTTCTGGTCGCGTCGTAGTGGTGTAGGGGTTTTCTTTATTCTTTATGGCTTGCCGTTCTGCCCGTACAAGCATCCTATCTCGCTCTTCCTCTAATCTTTGAGCAGGGGTTGGCGGGATTCTTCCTGCCTCTTTAGAGCTTTCTTCGACTATACGCGCCTCATATTCTCCTGCGGTCGAACTGTAATCTTGAAATGCCCTCTCTCCCTGTAATCTAGCTTGGTAAGAAAGTTCAAATCCTTCCTCCCCTAAATTATCCATTCTTTTAAAAAGAGGCCCCAATGCGTCTAACGTAGATTCACGCCCTGATTTTGTAACTACTCTAGAAAAATCCGAAATGGCGTCTGTTGGACCGGCCCCGCTTTTTAACTCGTCTAAAACACCAAAATCTCCGGGCTTTGCGTTTTCTCGTATGAAATCAGCAAAGGTGCCCGACTGACGCCCTTTCGCCAAAGCATCTGTGTAGTCGGCATAAAAAAAACGTAGTTTTTGAGCAAGTCTTTTACTTTGTTGTTCTATTGCCTCTGAAGAAGTTTTTAGTCTTGATAAACTTTTTTGGGCTTCGGTAAGTTCCCCTACGGATTTAAATGCACTTTTTACAATAGGCTTTAAAAAAGAAGCTGTTTGGTTTTCTAAATTTACAAACTCTTGACGAAGAGTTTGCATTTTTTGCACTAAATTTTCGGGAATATCTCTAACAGAGTCCCCGGCAGGAAAGCCCTCTTGGTCCTGTACCCAATGTTGAAGTTCATGAAACAATTTAGGTACGATTAGTTCTGGCTTACCCTCAAGGTTACTTGAGTTTATGTAGATAGTTTCTGTTACAGGATCAAATAAACCGTTTACCTGAGATCGATCTCTAAAATTTAAAGGAACTTCTTCTACTTTAATTCTTTTAGCCGTGGGGTATTCTCTGTACAGTTCAGGATGATCTAGTATTTCTTCTAAATACTGCATCCCTTTAGACTCAAAACTCACTCTTTCTCGGGATAAATTTTTGGCAATAAATGGACTATACACCTGAGAACTTCGCTCCGTAGCGTTAAAAGTTTCTCCGGGTTCAATAACCCTTCCAAAACCACTTTCAACGTCCGTCCGACCCACAATGTCTTCTTCTGAAAATCGATAACCCTCTCTTGTTCGCATAACAGGGCGGTTGGCGTTAAAAATATCGCTGTCTTCGCGTAATTTAGCGCCGGTATCGTCTATCTCAAATTGCGGGCGACCATGTAGGGGGGATCTAAAAGTGTCTGTTTCTGCAAATATCTGATCGGGCGTCTGGCCCATTTGCTCTCGCTCTATTAATTCACGGATTTTTTTTACACCACTAGCTGAAGCGGCCCCCGCAAATATCGCCATTTTGCCCAAGGGCAAAACATCCGTTGTGTCCAACGCGGCAAAACCATACTCAAGAGCAGAAGGATCTTCACCGTAAGCTTTACGCTCTAAGACGGTAGCAATGCCTCCACCGGGCAACATGAATTCTGCGGGACTGCCCGCCACACGGCGCTCCACCCCACGGAATATTTCCGCAGCCTTGGCCATTAAAGGTGAGTCAGGAGCCTTAATGACGCCGTACTGCTCTTCCGGCGTCATAGTCTGCTCAACAGGGCGCTCTTCCTCCAAAAACGAAAGCGTAGGAGCTACCTCGCCGCCTTCTGCAAAATCAAAAGTGGGGTCCACAGTCGAAGTGTTTTGAGGCGGCGGCGTCACAATGGGCTTATCAAACGGTCGATGAAATCGACCAACAACCGTGTCCTCAAATTGAGAAACGGGGTCTTGCGGAAGAGGGCTTGGATTGTTTTCCGCACCCGGCGGGAGAGGTATGCCTTGAATAAACGAAGGGTGAAAACCCCCTCCAAGCGCATTAGGCAACCGTAACATATCGCCGGGAGGCGGTTGAAACAAAGAACCCACCCCGCGATAGATTTGACCGGTCAGGCTTATATCGCCATATACCCGGCCTATGTTTCTCAAAAAATTAGTAAAATCGGTGTACGCGCCGCCTAAAGACATAACTTAACCCGCCATGGGCATGATGCCCTGTTGCATCGTGGGCACTGGTCCTTGGGCCATGGGCGGTGGGCCGGGAGGCATCATACCTTGTGGGGGCATACCGGGAGGACCCTGTGGAGGCATACCCTGTGGAGGCATACCCTGTGGAGGCATACCCTGTGGAGGCATACCCTGTGGAGGGCCTTGTTGCTGCTGCTGTTGTTGGGCCATTTGTTGCTGTTGCTGCTGTTGTTGTTGGGCCATTTGTTGCTGCTGTTCTTGCTCTAGCCGTTGCATTGTCCGCACAAGAGCCGCCCTTTGTCGATCACGGCTCACGGGTGCTTCGTTTTTCTGAGATAAAAAGCTTTCAATCCCCTGCCCTGTGACAGGAGAATCGTCTCTTTTCATTAGGCTTACAATGCCGCCCGCGTTCATTTTTTTAACCTCTTCTTCCGGCGGAACACTCGGTGCCCGAGCCTCCCCAGCAGTCGATCCTGCAATAATTTCAGCGGCTAACTCGGGCGGAACATTTTGCTGGGCAAGGTAGTCTTGTAGAAGATTTTGAATAAGAGAAGGGTCAAAACCACCAAAGCCCCCGCCCCCTATTCCACTAAAACCAGAAAAAGGCGAAGTTGATTTCTCTGTTGAAAAACCTTCCGAAATTGCTCCCTCAAGTCCCCCGCGTGGCGGTCCAGAAGGGGCGGCCTGCGTTCTTTCTTGAATCAAAGCTCGAAGCTCTTCGTCAGAAGGTTGTGGTGCAAACGCGTTTTTGTTTTGCATAAAAGCATTTATGTTCCCAAAATCCGGTAGATTAGGAAGATCAAACATCGGGGTGGTGCCGGGTCCGGGAGTGCCGGGAAGCGTTCCGGGTCCGGGAGTGACCGGGGGAGTGCCGGGTCCGGGAGTGACCGGAGGAGTGACCGGAGGGAGCCCTAGATCTTCCGGGGGAGGTGGTATATTTCCCGGATCTTTGGGCGGCGGCGGAGCAGGGTCGTCCGGAATGTCAAAAGGGTCAACAACAACGTTGTCGTACTGCGACATTTCGTCGGCCGTAACAACAATGTTGTCTATTGCTTGTCTTTGCTGTTCCGCAGTGGATGGCCCCGAAGGTAACAGGTTGCCTTCCGCGTCTCGGCCAATCCGCACATTTGAGGTAACTCCTTGCCCCGGAGCCGATTGTTTAAATTGATCCGTGACCGGAATAGACGCGTCTTCAACATACTCGTTTAACGTATTTTGTAGACGCGTCATTCGCGCCCAGTTCTCATCGTTTAATCCCGAAAAATCGTCTCTAGTGTAATCAAACGGTCTTGTGGGGTCGTTAAATCTACGGACTATCCAATCGTTTTCGGGGTCTGTGAAAAATTGAGCAAACCACTGAGAATCTTCCTTGGAAATTAGGCCAGAAGCGGCTAAAACCGCTATCATCTGAGCGTTGTTTGTTCCCGGATTAAACGTTATTCGGTTGTTTGATACGGTAATAAAATGTGAAAAAATACCGTCTGGGTTGAGCCCCATCCTACGAAGCTCGTCTTTAGCCTTTTCGTCAAGCTCGTCAAACATTTTGCCTATAGCACTCATTACATGTTTCCTTTGGCAAACAAAGCCCCAATGCCGTGGGATGCAATAGGACTCACCGCACCGCCTCGCGCAAAGGAGGGCGTAGAGTCATACTCTACGTCTTGAACGTCATATGAATACACCTTGCCGTCGTCCACAAAATACATCTTGTTGCCAATTCGTTCATTAGTGTAAATAGGGTTTCGAGATCGCATTGCGCGGCCTCTTTCATCTAGTTGATGACCAAGTCCCAGATGAGCCGCTTGCAAAGCCTCCGTATCCGAGTAATTACGAGGGTCAATACCAATTGGAACATACGAAGTATTTTGATACCTAGCATCATTAACAGGGTCGTAGTTGTGATAAATAGAACCGCGCTCGGGGTCATAAAAAGCCCCCTCACCGTATCTACCCTCCATGTTCCCCAACAACCGGTTAAATTCGTCCGCGTCAACTTCTTGCCTAGAGCCCGCAAGAACATTTGTGCCCGACATTCTGTGTCGTCTGCTGTGTATAAACGGGTCGTAACCCTCTAGGCTGGCAGGGCTAACGTATCCCGTGGGCGGTCCAGAAGGGGGCGGGGGCTCCCCCGGAGGGTCAGGATCCCCCGGAGGCTGCACAGTAGGATCAAGGATACAAACACCTCTTGGTCCCATTATGTACCCTGCCGGACAAGGGTTTGACGGAGGGTCCGGCGGGGGGTCCGGGGTCGGATCAACGCCGGGATCAAAGGGCGGTAAAGGGTCCGGGGGCGTGTACACTCCGGGCGGCGGTAAAGGAACCGTTCCAGAGGGGTCCGGGTCTACATAAGTTCCGGGGTTCGTTATCGACGGAGTGCCCGTTGAGGGTTGATACCCATACGCCAACATAATGTCGTTTGCATAAGGGTTATAGAGTTGTTGCAACAATGCTTGCAACGAAGTGTCTGAATCATAATCGTATGGGTCGGCCATAAAATTACCCGTAATATTGTTTTAACGTTGAAGAAGCGTTTTCTTCTTCCCAATAATCAGTGGGCAACTGAATAAAATTACCCTGTCGATAACGCATCAACGCCTGTGTCGTGCTATCAACTAAATCATCATGCTCCCCATTAGGAAACGCCGCACATTCCTCAATAACCTCATGTGCCCAAGATTCATCCGGTGCCCAAATCATCCCACTCTCAAATAAAGTAGAAACACTATGCACCCTTGACACCTTGTCATTTCCCCGGCTAGGGGTAAAGTTTACCACAGGAATTCCCATGTTTCGCAGTTCGTGCGTCAAAGGCATACCACTGGCTTTGGCCTCAATAATTATCGTTTCCGGCTCCCAAAACTTATACGCCTCCATGGCCATGTGTTTCAACTCAGGAAAGTCCCATCGACCCTTTTTAGCATCTAACAAAATTAATGCCGATACCGTCCCCTCCTCCGGATAAAATACCCCCCACGTCGTAATTGCACTGTAGTCCGCCCTAGTGCTTTTAGAAAACGCCGTGTCATAGCTCTGAATAATATACTGCAATTGGGGAATATTTTGCTTGTCCCAAACGTTCCACCACTCCCGCTTGATAATCGCGTTTTCATCGCCGGTCGGGTTTTGTTGGTACTGAGCATTCCACTTCGGCAAAGGAATCGACGCCTTAACCGCCTGCATCTCCTCAAATGACCAGAATTGCGGCCACAAAGGCTTACCAGACGGCATTTCCATAGGAAATTCTATGACCTCCCAGTTGTCCGCCAAGCTGTCACGGGCCTGCGCCCGGATCAATTGACCCGTCAAATCCTTTTCAGACCACCGGGTCATCACCACAATGATCGCTCCACCGGGCTGCAAACGCTGGCGAGGACCCCCCGTGTACCACTCCCAAGCATCATCAAACCCATTCAACGACATCGCCGTCTGCTCAGAGTGCGGATCATCAATAATGATCAAATCACCACCACGACCCGCCAAGTTTGAGCCAACACCCACGCCGTAGTACATGCCACCACGGGCCGTGTCCCACCGCCCAGAGGCTTTTGAATCAGAAGAAAGAGCCGCGTCAGGGAAAATAGAAAGGTAATCCTCTCGTTCCAAGAGATTTTTAACCTTTCGACCAAAGTTAACCGCAAGCTCCGTGGTGTGGGTAGCCTGAATAATCTTCATTGCCGGGTTCTTCCCGATCATCCACGCCGGAAACAAGAAGCTGGCAAACTCAGATTTAGTGTGCCGAGGCGGCATATTAATAATCAAACGCTTTAATTCGCCCTTGGCCACCCGTTCAAGCTTCTCGGCCATGATGCGGTGGTGCCGACCTGCAATAAACTCGGGCCACATGCTGCGAACAAAGCTTAAAAACTCGTTTTGGCAGGATTCGACCTGCTCTATCTGCGCCAGCCGGTACTCAAGCTTCAGGATTTTCTCTTCTGCTTCCTCATCTGTGATGCGTTCCACGGACATATAAGGCGGCCTTTTAATTACTTAAAACTATTAAAGCATATAAGACACCGTAGGTTTCAAAATTTTTATAAAATTTTTGGCCACATGTGACTCCTTTCACTCTATTTTTTAATTATTTGGCCACATATGACCTGTTTCTTCCCGCTTACCCTTTTTTAACGACTTTTTGTTCCACGTGGAACATCGATATGGTTTCACCGCTGTGTTGTTTGTAAGAAACATGCACCTTGTCGTCGCTTGCCCGCGCCGCGCCGCGCTTCGCGGATCGCGGACCCGGCGACGTGCTCCGGGCCAGCAATGACGCGCTCCGGGACTGGGTCCCACGGGTCCCCCGGTCAACTGACGATAACGTACATATAAGGAAGTGACACGCTTTATGCCAATTGGAGAATCCTTCCCGGATCGTCATGACAAAAGCAACGCGGACACCGGCCCACGGTGCCCGGACCCCGGCCCAGTGCCCCCGGTGCGTTTCGCTGGGGGGATCGGGCGCGGCCCCCGCGCCACGTGTTACCGGATCGCTTGCGGCGGAATGCTCATAAATTACTTGAACGCCTAGCCCGCACGGTTGAGCCAAACCGCATGCTGCCAGGCGCATACAACTTTTGACGCTGGCGGCAGGCATAAAAAAGCCCGCTCGGGGCGGGCTATCGGCGCTAGTGTGGCGGGCTAGTCGCTGGGGGTATCCTCTAGCGACTTGCAATGCTCGTTCCAGCGATCCGCCGCCCGCGCCATGTTCAGCACTTCCTGCACCAGTTCGTCGCCAATGCTCACGTGACCACGGTTTGCAATCGCTGTCAGTAGCACGGGGGTTATACCTTCCCACGTGGGGCAAATGTTTATCGTCTCGCGTATCGTCTCGCTCATGATTCAATCCCAAAGTGTCACCGCGACATTGCGGCCCGCCGAGGGTATCGCATACGCGGCCCAAAAAAAAGCCCGCACGTGGCGGGCTCGGGTTTTAGGCGGGATAATACCACCGGGGGGCGCGGGCTTGCTCCCCATTCCGCCCCCAATACTCGGCGGCGGTTTTCGCTTCCTGATACATACGAAACCAATCCGGCTCACTGGCCGGAAACCGTGAACGCATCGCGGCCCGGTGCCAGCGCAGATACCGCGCCGCCTTCGCTCGCCACTGCTCGCGCTTAGTCATGACGCGGCCCCAATCAAATCAGGGTTATCGATAACAAATCCGGACCGATCACGGGCCGCCGATCCCTTGGGGGTTAGCGCCACAATCTGACCCGCCGCGAATGCGTTCGCGATATCGTCGCGGTCCCCATCGATAACAGGCCGCCCGCGAAACTTCCGGGGGAAGCCGCCACGAAATACTACCGCCACGGGGGCACCGGTCAGGAATGCCCGCCGGTTTTGGTTTCGATACTGGGGCCGCCCGCTATAGCTAAATATCAGCCGGTAGTTATCCGGGGTCTTTTCTACGCGGGTGACGCATTTGGTGTAATCCACAAACAACAAACGCGGGAAAGCTTGGGGGATGCCCAGTTTTTCCCATGCCACGTCGGACAGCACGTTAAGCCGGACCGCGCCGCGCTCGCCGGATCGCTCGCACACTCGCTCAAAGTTCAGCAGCTCTCGCCGCAATTGATCCAGAAAGCCGGGCCGGTCAGTGTGGAAAAATTCGGCTTTGTTTTGGCGGGCATCCCGGACACTGGCGAACCGCCCGCGCCCCTGCTCCGCCAGACAATCCGCCATGCATCCCGCCGCCTTCGATCCCGGACACAAAACCGGATCAGGATAAAGCGATAGCCCAGCGTATCGGAACGGGGCCGCCGCGCCGGTCTTTTTCAATTTGGGGTTTGATCCCCG